GCTGGTACACCAGTTGATGTTGTGAATGGATTTTCAGCGAAAGCCATGTAGATGTATGTTCCACCACTTACGTTCATTATATTTGAGTTAGTTCTCCATTTAAAACCATTAGATAAAATATCATGGTAATAATTAACTGAATCAGATTCTTGGTCAGACGCATTAGGAAATAATGGTCTATTTGTAGGATTTAACCCATCTCTTTTATTATCAAACATAGCCCAATATCTAACAGTATTAGTTTGTTTAACCATAACAAAAGCAGGTTTAAATCCCGTATAAACAAATGTTCCATTAGCATTTCCATTACCTGTATAGCTTCCAAATTTTGAGTAGCCTTGTTTCTCTGCGAATATATATGCTATGTATTTTTCTCCACTTTGATTAACTCCATTGTCTGTTCCAACACTAAAAACACTTGTAGTTGGTGCAGTATCATTCCATATTTCGTTATAGTCTGCAGCAGCAGCGGTATCATTTAAGTATATATAATCTGTTGGATCGCCAAAATATACATTCCAACTTCTTGCGGCATCTCTATTTTTTACAATCATAAAATTTGGAGCTGCCGATAACCCATGTTTTATCGTACCAGCACTTCCAGTTCCTGTGTATGAAACAATTGAAAAACCAGAAGCATCAGATACACTTCCAGAACTATCAATACTTCCTATCCCTGTTGAACTTGCGTCATTGGTAAATGATGTTCCAGCTTTCCAACCCCAGCCAACATAAGTATCTCCTGTTTTATTAACTCCAGAATTACTTCCAACTGAAAAACCATTTGTGTCAAAAGATAAAGTATCATCAGATTCTGTTGTTTCAGCACCATTAGTATCAGATCGTAAAATTTTTGTTGCACCTCTAACTGAATCTGCAAGTCTGTGGTTAGCAGTATCTGATCTTCTTTTTACCCATATCCAATCAGGTTGCATATTGTCAGTTTCAGACCAAGTTATTTCTCTATCTGCTGAATTGTTACCAGACCAAGTCTGTATTCTCATATAATCTGATGGTTTGTCTATATCTGTATAAGCCATGATTAATCCTTTGTGTAAGCTATGTTAATTTCTTTGCATGAGTGTAACGAATGTAAAGCCATTATCCATACTCCGCTAGGTTTTTTGTGTTAAGTGCATAATACCCACTAGGTACTGCATATTCAAAGTTTCCATAGCCATTACCATCTGTGTTGCCTGATGAGATTGCGTAAAATGGAGAACCAAAATTACCTCTATAAGTAGTATCATCACTTGTAACCTCATCTCCTACTGCAATAAAGTATCGACCACTACTTAAGTCCGAAGCTGCTGTAATAGATATAGCTCCTGTGCCTGTTGCACCACTTGTAGGATCACCACTATTTTGCCAAACACCATCTTTAGCAAAATAAAGTTTATTATTATCTAAATCTAATGCAATACTTATAGTATTTGGAGAACCATAAGAGGCAAAAGTACCACTTAATTTTGAACCATTATTCCATACTCCAGGATCAGTAGTCCAACCTCTATAAGAATATCCTTTAGATTTTTCATATAAATTATTACTAGAATCATTAGCTAAAGAAATACTATCTACAATTCCTATGTTATCTCTATTAGAGCCATCTTCTGTTAAAACTTCAACATACCATTTTCCAGAACTTAAAGCGAAAGTAGAAGTACAATATGTTTGTGAAGCATTTGGTGTTTGAACTACTGTATTTCCTTCAGAAAAAACTGCTTGTGTATAATATCTATCTAAAAAATTCCAAGTACACATATTGTTTGTACAGGTGTCGGTAGATTGATCTGTTGCTGTAAGGTTATTAACTGTAAAGTCATTGTCATTACCAGATACATCTGCACCTAGACTACCAGAGTTTTCAAAGTCTAAATAAAATCCATTAGTGCCAAAGGTTAAACCAGATACATCTATTGGTTTCCATATTCCACTATCTTCGTCAAATTCTCCAAATGATGTTGGGTCTAGTGCTTGACCGTCAACAAAAACATATTCTGCCATATAACCATCATAATAAGCATCACTACTTGGGTGTCTTCCAATAGTAAAATTATAACTACCACCACCACCTACAAATTGTTGTGAAGTTGAAGTTAAATCTGTTGAACTATCAAATGCAGTTTCTCTTGTTCCATTAATATATAATTTTATTTTATCTGCATTACTTTGAGTTAAATCTATTGCTACGCAAATATGATACCAAGCTGATGGATCTCTAAATACTCTTGTAGTTCTTTTTAAAAAAACTGTACTGTTAGATATATCTGATTGCATATCTAGTCTGTTATCATCTCTAAATCTTAATCTAAAATAATTTGAGTTGTCATTAAAACTTTCCCATATATCTTGATATGAACTAATGCCTGATCTTTTTGTCCATAACGAAATTGTAGATTTTGATGTACTTCCTGTTCCTGAGTTTGTTCTTGTTAAATAATCGGAACTACCATCATTAAACCTTAATGAGTTAGCTACATCATAGCCTGTAGTTACTTTAGCACCTGGATATAAAAAACTATTTATTGGCATTAACTCTCCAGTGTTGGAAGTTCGCCTAATGGTCTTGTAACAGAACCATCATCTTGCTCTGTGTATGTGTATAAAGTTTCTAATGCTGGAGTATCACTTGCATTTGTAATTGCAGTTTCCATACTAGCTTGTTTAGTTCTAACTGCATCTCTGTGAGTAGATATATTAGATGGTATTGCAGTTGTTTTTTCTGCGTTTCTTGTAATGTACCAATCTGTGTTTGCTAGTTCTCCAGCTACTTGTTGTTTTAAAGTTCTAATTAATTGTGTTTTTAAACCTTCTGTTTTTACATCTCCAACTTCTTTGTCAGATGGTAAATCTCCATCATCTGAATCTTGTTGTGTCCATAAAGTATCTGCGTGTGCTTTAGGTGTAGCAGTACCATAAGAAGCTGTAACAACACCATCAGCAAAATCAAAAGATTGATTAGTATTAATATACCATTTCTCATCTTTTTTATTACTGTTATCAAATACTATTTCATAAATACCGATAGCTTCTTTTTCTTCTGTTGACCATTTAATAAATATATCTGATGGATATTGTATATCTCCTAAATTAAATCCTTTTGGATAAGAAAAAATTTTTGTAACTGATTCTGATTCTACTAATGCGTACATAATATTCCTATGATAATGTTAATGCTTGGTTTCTACCAACTTCAATCCATTTAGTTCCATTGTATCTAAATACAAATACATCACCTAGATTAGCTGTTGTTGTTAATGTTGGAGCAGTATCACTAGCAAATTCATATACAGCATTCCATGTTAAACTTCTTGATCCTGTTCCATCTTGAATTACAAGAATAGAAATAAATTGTCCTGTTGTTCCATTAGTAGGAGCTGCTAAAGTTCTATTACCACCTAATGTTACTTTACAAACATCTTGTGTTTCTGCATTCCAATTAATTGTTGCACCATCTGTTAATGTTGATTCTGCATAATTTAATTTAGCAGATGTAATAATATTGTCTGCTATATCTGATGCTGTTAATACTGCGTTTGCTGGTTGTAATCCTATGTAAGACAATTAAACCTCCTATGTAATTTCCATTATAGATAATGTGCCTGATAATTTATCAGCTACTGAACAATCTATTTTTAGTATATCGGTTGTTTCCATAACTACTTTACCACCTGATAAAAGTTCTAATGAACTACCAGCTGGGATTGTTACATCTTTTACTAAAAACGCAGTTCCATTAGCTACATTGTTTGCACCATTCCTATTTGCAGTATCACTTACTAATTCTACTTCAACAGTAACTGCTGATGTATGTATGTTAGTAAGAACTAAACCTAAAATAACTGTTGTAGTGCTAGATGCTACTGTGTACATTGTGTAAGGTGTTCCAGCTGATGCTGGTTCTGCCGCAAAAGTTACACATTTAAAAGTATTCGCCATTTATTCTCCTTAATTATTTGTTTTATATATTATCCTAAAGCTATTGCAAGAGCTGTTGGATCTTCTGTTGTAATAAATGATAAATTTCCGCTACCATTTGTTTGTATTACTTGTCCTGATGTACCATCTGCGCTTGGTAGTGTAAAAGTTACATTTGAACTAATTGAATCTGATGCTTTTAAAGCAACATAATTTGAGCCATTATCTGTATCTTCAGGTAATCTTATTTCTGCACCAGCACTTGCTGATCCTGTAACTTCAAGAGGAGTACTAATAGTAGAATCTAAAAAATTTACTGTATCAGTTGTTTGATTAAATGTTGCAAGACTTATCCATGCATCATTATCAGCATTTCTCATTTTCCAAATATTTGCACTTGTGTCATACCACATTTGATAAGCATAAGTTGTACTAGGGGAACTAGCATTTGAGTTATTTGAAACTATTGCAGAAAGTGCAGAGTTTAAATCTGCTCTGAAAGATGGAAAGCCTTGGTTAGCTATTACATAATCGTGAGTTGCCATAATTTTATATTAATCCTTTTTGTTCGTTTATCATATGTTTATTAAATAATCAACAAAATATTCTACACTCCTTTTGCTTGATAATCAAATGTTCTTGATACACCTGAACCACCACTATTTTGAAAGGCAATATTAAACCCTGTTGTTGATTTATTGCTTATTGCATACTTGTCGCCTGAAGACATATCTTGAACAGATAAAGTAATAGCAATACTATTTAATAATGTAAATGCTTTAGGGTAAGTTACTGATTTTGTACCAGTACCTGATGCTAAATCATTTTGAGAATTAACAAATGACTCTAATCTTAAAACCACACCAACTGCTGTTACTATGGGTGTTGCAGTTCCATTATCTGATGTTAGTAATACTCTAAATTTAAAGTATCTACCTGTATAATCGCCAATCGTAAAATCTTGAAATGCAGAAAAAGTAGAGTTATCATCAGAAACAGATATTTGAAGTTCAGAAGAACATTGAGTGTTAGCATCTCCATCAAAGTTAGATGGTTGATCATCAAAATTACCTGATACAAAATCAAAGATTCTTGCTCTATCAGTAACTTGTTGCTCTAATGTTGCTGTTATCTGTGTAGTTACAACTGATCCAGCATCAATGGTATCAGAAAAAGCATAAGTACCTGATGATTTAACTGTTGCGTTTTCTCCACCATCAAACAAAGTTTGTGTAATAGAATCAAAGTTACCCGAAACATCATCAAAAAGTTGATTACCTTTAAGAATAATTGCTTTAGAGTTATCTTCTAATGTAGTTATTACAGTATCATTAGTAGTACCTGTAAAATCTGGATTTTGGTTATTAGTAATTAAATCTGTAAAATCACCAATAGTTGTTATTTGTGTTACAACTTGACTTGCATTAATAGATACATTACCCAATTTATCTACTGCTTTGATTAAATATGTACCTGTTTTTGCTGGCACTACAATTGAAGTACCAGGTCTTGATAATTTTTTTACTAATACAATTGAGTTTTGCCATTCAGCACCACTTGTAAGTGGACTGTAATTAATTCTATAATGAGATAAATCTAAATCAGGTACAGGATCAAAACTTAAATGAGCTTCTTTTCCAATTATGTTACATGCAAAGTTTTCTACATCTGATGGTGGTGCTATTTGTCCTATAATAGTTCTATTTGCAGTAATAGTTGAAGAATTAACTCCATAAATATTAACACCTCTTGCTCTTACTGAATATGTAGCTTTATCAATTACATTTAAAAACTCATATTTAGTTCTAGAACCTCTACCAATTTCTTTAAAAGTATCAGCAGGACTTAATGGTGTACCACTAGCATCAGTATCTTGTTTAATTTCTATTTCATATAATTCTGTAAAATTATCTGTTGCTTCAGTTAATTCAATAACCAATTTTACAATTACAGTTCCATCATTATAAGCAACTAATTCGTCAGTTAAAGTAATTGCAGTTGGTGGAGATACAGAAGTTGATTTAGGTAAGTTTGTAGCTTTACCACTTGAAACAGTAGAATAATCTCCTGTACTAAAATCATATACAACACTAGCAATTTCTTTAAAATTAGCTGTTATCTGCAAACTACCATCATTTCCATCAATAGAAAAACCCCACTCTAATACTTGAAAAGTTTTATTAGTAAAACCCATTCTTGCATTTGTAATATTAACAGTATCCCCAACATCTAAATCAAAAGCACCCATATCAAAAGATGCTGAAAAAGATATTTGTTGTCTAACTTTTAATAATTGAATCTTTGATAGTCTTTGACACATTCTACTAGAATTAGTAAAAGGATAATCAAATTCTGCATAAATTCTTTCATTATTATCTTCTGCTTCAAAACTTGAATTAGTTAATATAGGATAATTTTGTGGTTGATAATCATTAGCTGGTTCAGAATATAAACCCTTAACAGCATTAAATAATTCTTTTTTACTTACTCTACTATTTATAGATATACCACTTCTTAAATTACTTTCATTTAAAGTAACTGTTGGAGATAAATAAGCAGATGGTATTACTTTAAATTCTCCATTTGAATAAATTAAAAAACCACCTAATGTAGTTAATAAATTTTCTATAATTACTTTAGGAGTTTGTGTTAATTGAAATGAACCATTACAAGTAAATCTTTTTTCTGTTCCTGATGGATTAGTTACAGTTACAGTTTCATCACAAGTATTTGCACTTGCTATAAAATTTGTATCATTTATTTCAACATCTTCTACTTGCAAACCATAAATAGTATCTTTTAAATAATCTCTAATACATAAAACAGGATTATCTGAAAAAGTTGTGAAATTAAATTTTTGTGTAGTGCTTCCTGTTACAGATGTGAGGCTTATTGCAGTTCCTGCAACACAGTTTGCATAATTAGTTGCTAATTTTATTGTATTAGAATCTACCTTAATAACATAATAAAGTGTACCATTGCTTAACCCACCAATAGCAGTGTTGCCATTAATGTCATAAGTAGCCCTGTCAAAAGTAGAAAGCCCATGTGAAGATATGGTAATAGTGTTATTAGCTGTAGATACAGTGCCAGAAGAAGCAGTAAAGCTAGTTGCTCTTGGATCATATAATTTTTTTCCTTTTACTATTGCTGAAATATTCGGTACACCATTTGGATAAACATCTTTATCAAATGTAAATTTTAAATACAAATATGCTTTTCCACTAATTTTATGATCAGTTGTCCATTGAGTAACATCAGTTACTAAATTTGCATCTGCTAATTGTGCAGGATCTCCAAAATGTTTTTTAACTCTTAATTTACCATTATACTGATCACCACTCGTAGGTGTATAAATAGGAATACCATTACTATCATTAGAACTTGTTTCTAATGCAACAGCATCATCTCCTAAATAAATAGTTGGTATATCATCTACTTCATGTCCAGCAAGAACAATAACCATGTGTAAAAATTCATTAGTTGAAGAAGTTGTTTCTGCATAAACAATAGTTCCACCAACTCTTGATTCTCCGTATATAATTCTATAAGGAGCAGTAGGTGCTTTTGAAGTAACTGTTATTCCTGATTCTAAAGGAGTACCAATGTTTGGTGGATCAATTTTAGGTGCAAGTTTTTGACCAATAATACCACCAATAATAGATGTACCAACACTAATTAATGCTTTTTGAACAAGAGGGTTCATACCCTGAAATGTTGTAAGTGCACCTGGACCCAAAACAACTACTGCCGCAACTACTGCCGCAACAATAATAATTTTTTTTATTGTACTACCACCAGCTTGTGCTACTTCACCATGATATTCATAAGATTCTGATTCTATGATATTGTCATCTTTATCATAAACTATTTTTTTATAAATTTTCACTATTCAATTCTCCAAGCTATTTTACACTTATTTTTTGGTATTAATGTTATTTCTTGTTTCCAATTAAACATAACATTTTCTCCGATACAAACTCCTAAAGTACCATCTAAATCTGTTGTATCAATATAGTAAAAAACATCTCCTTTCTGTGCCTTATCTATATCAATTACTTTAAAATTATTTTCTTTAGCTATCTTTAAAGCTATATCCAATAAATCTTTACTTTTTAAACTTTTAATTATTTTTTTTGCGTCTTTTATTGTTTTATATTTATTATCAAAAACTTTTTTACCAGTAATTGCTTCAATACAATTTATTACAAATGTAACACAATCATTTTTACCAAAAACAAATTTTTCTTTATTTTTTGTTTCTTCAATAATTAATTCTAATTTAGAAGCCCAATTATCAACTCTCATTAATTAGTTTTCTTTCCCCAAATAATTTCTTTATCTTGTAAGTCTGGTATAAATTCAAAACCTAAATCTGATGAAAAATCAACTTGTTGATCTTCTAAAGTGTACATTCTGTTAGATGGTTTTTCAAAAGTTATTAATCTACTTTCTAATTTTAAAGTTATTACAGTAGTTTCATGTCCTTCTTGAATATTTAAGACGTCCATTTTTCCTTTAAAAATAGTATAGACATCTGCTATCACATTTTGTGAAGTATCAAATAAACCTAAATAAATTGCACCATTTCTATTTGTATAACTTGCACTTAAAGCAGTAGAAATTAAACTAGATTTTATTCCTGCTAAAGTCAAAGTAACACCACTCATAGATAATGTTGAACTTTCTTCTATATCAGAAATTGCTAATAAATCTCCTTGACCAGTAAATGTTTTTGAAGAACCACCAGCAGTCATAGTTAAGTCGCCATAACCATTCCAAAGTCTTAATATTCCATCACTAAAGTCTAATTCAACTGCCATTATAGGTCTTACAACTTTATTAGTTATAGCTGTTTTAAAAGCACTTGTTATATTTCTAGACATATTATTCCTTAATAATTATTTTTTTAATTGATAAAGATCCATCAATATTTTTTTCTAATTCTGCTTTTGATTTTATGCACTGATATTGAACATTTTTCTGATAAACTCTTTTAGCAACTCTTTTACCTTTTAAACATTTTGACATAGACTCTTGTATTCTATGTTCTTTAATTTCTCCATTAACAATCATAAGTAAAGCTATTATTGTTTCTATCATAACATCTTACCTTTATTAATACCCTTTTTAATAATATAATTTTGAGTTCCATTAGCACCAATATTAACTTCCTTTTTTAAATTTTTAATTAAACCAATTTGTTTATTTTTTTTTTGAATTTTTTTTTGATGCTCTAATATTTGTTTGTTTATTCTTCCTATCATTTTTACTCCTAGTAATTTTATATAAATAATTTGATATTTGTTCGCATAAATTATCTAACCCACCAAAGAATCCATATAAAAATTTATCAATCATTAGTGTTCCTTACCATTTGATCTTACTTTATCTTTTAAAATTTCTAATTGTGATGCTAGTTTATCAACATCTTTAATTAATCTTTCTATATTTACTTTGTTGTTCATCATGCCATCTACTCTTTTAGTAAGTTTTTCAACTTCAACCAAAGTATTTTCTATAAGTAGATATTGTTCGCTATCTGCTGGAAGTGAACCCATTTCTCCTCTTGGCCACTTAATTCTAAATTCTGTATTTTCATCAACATCAGTTATCATTAACTTACCATTAGTTTCAATAGTGTTAAGTCTTTCAATAATTCCAAAGTATGCCCAAACTGCTATTGCTACTGCAACAATAATGGAAATTAAATTTCTTAAAGGTAATTGTATATTTGTATTTTCACTTACTTTCATTTTCTTTTCCTTTTATTCATTCCCATATAATGATCTCCAGGTTCATAATTCCATCTTTTTCCATGATGACCTCTTATATCTGCATAAAACATTCTTAATTTTACTATAATTTTTCTTAAACTTCTACTCATTCTGGTACTGGCATTTTATAGTCTTTAGGTGGTAATAAAATTTTATCTCCCATTAAATTGACATCTGGATTTTCTTTTTTATAATCATTTTTAATCACGTCCCAATAGCTATTTGAATCTGATGGTTTATTATTTTCTGTTCCACCAATACCTTTACAATAAATAACCAATTCATTAAAATTATTATTATATTGTAGAGTTGAATTTCTATTTATACTTCCACATTTTTTATATAATTCTAACTGTTGTTTAAGTTTTTCATTTTGTAATACAATAGCATTTTTTTGATCACATTGTTTTTTAGAAACACCTAAATCTTTTCTAAAACTTAATGATATTCTATTATCTTTTTCTTCATTAGAATAAGGAGAACTACTATAATTATTGGAATCTCTACTTCCCTGTGAAATACTTAAATCTACACTTCCATATTTGCACTCACCACTAAAACTATTTAGATAATCATTTCTTGGATATGCAGGTTCCATAAAAAGTGCCATTAAACACATAGCTATAATTAATATTGCTGTGAATGTGTAATTCATTGTCATTTACCATAAATCCTTATCTGTTTAAATCTTTAAGATCGTAAGTGTGTTCTCTAACTTGATCTGCTAGAGTTCTGTATAAATTTTCTGCCATCTGCCAAGTAGCCTCTGCAGAAGATAATCTTGTATTCATATCTGTTAATTCTTTTTGTGCTAATTTTAATTCGCTTTCTAATTTTATAATAGTTACTTTACTTTCATTGATAGTTGTTGTTAAATTTAAAACATACTTAACAGAAGTAAATCCCCCAACTACTATTGAAGCAACTACTGGAATAAATATAAAATTTTTTTTTAAAAGGTCTGCAAAGTTCATTATAGAGCCTCACTACAAGCAAAAGATATTCCATAAACACTTACATTGTTTGTGTCCCAATTAAGTTCGTTACTATCTAATCTCATTAGTGTTGTTGTATTTGAATAAACTACTGTTGTGTCATCATTGATAGCTTCAATACCTGTTCTTAAAGAGGGTTCAACATAAACAGTAGCTTCTCCACTTGCGTTACTATTTACATCTGCACTAACCATATAAAGATAAGAATTAATTTGTATATAATCTCCAGCTTTAAAAACATTATTTGTACTATTTGCAAAGCCATCTAAATTAATAGCATTACCAGTTTGTGCCGCACCATTAACTCTTATTGTTCCTGTAGCCACTCCTTGAATAGTTTTTCTATCTTGATCACCTATTTTAAAAGTTCCTCTACGACCTCTTAATGACATAAGAAAAGCTAACCATACTGCAGCACTTTCTTTTTTCATAGGTGGTAAAGTAAAGGTTGCTCTCCATTGTGCACCCTCATGTTCAAAAATTTGTTCTTGATTTGTAAATGGAGATTCAGTAACAGCTACTACTCTTTCCATTGCCCAGTTCTGTGTTGTGATTCCAGTAACAGTAGGAAGTGTTAAAGGATAACTTGGTGTGTATGATGCCATAATTAACTACCGAATGCCTTGCTAAATTTTCCGCCTCGTTGCTTTGCGTCAGCAACTGCTTGGACTGTTGATTGTTGTATTGCTGGTAGCATATTCATAACTTCTGCTCTCACAGTATTAGTTATACCAACAGCAAAGTTTAAATTTTGAGTAACATTTACTCCACCACCACCACTCATAGTTTTTTTCGTATCAGCATTGTTTCTAATTGCACCAGCACTGTTAGGAACAAATAACTCTGGACCTCTTTCTCCAACTAAAGTTGGTTGTCCTTGTTGTGCTGTTCCACCTCCTGCCTGACCTGGAAGTGTAGTTCCTGTTACAGCCCCACCACCTGGAATAAGTGCACCAACAGCACTTTTAAAAATTCCACCTAGACCACCACCTTTCTTCATTCTTTCTTCTATCTTTCTTTGAATTTCATCTAATACCATTACTTTGAAAATCATTTTTTGTAATGCTATTACCATTTCTAAAAGTACATTTTTAAAATCAAGTGTACCTAATTTACCTCTCATCATAGCATCATTGATTTTATCTCCAACACCTGCAAATATACTTCCTGTACCCTCTGCTATTTTATTTAATTGTTCTTGTTTTTGAACTTGAATATCAAGCAAACGATTTCTTTCTTCAATATCTGCTTTAGCTAATTCCATTTGTTCACGAATTGCTTTTTCTGCTTCTACACCACTACTACCAATTTTTTTTCTTAAAGTATCTTCAATTTTTCTTAAATCATTTAAGTTTTTTAATTCAGCTTGTGTTTTACCTAAATCTTCTATTGCTCTATTTGAATCTCTTTCATGTTTTTTAGCATTATCTTCTCTAATTTTCTGTAACATGTGTTCTTCTTTGACAGCTTTAGAAGTATTATCAGATCGTCTATTTGCATCTCTATTTTCTTTATCAATTAAATTGTCTAATTGTGCTTTATGTTCAGCAAGTAATTTTTGTAGTTCAGCATATCTTTTTTGGTCTTTTGTTAATGTACCCTCATTTAAATCAGCACCTATTTCATCTTCTATATTAAGAGTTGCCATTTCTTCTTTTATGGCTTTTATTTCATCAGTAACTTGTCTTAATGTTGTTAATTTTTTAGCTTCTATATCAACATTTCCAAAGGCATCTGCTAAAAAGTTAATTGATGCTGTTAAGCCATTAACTATTGCAACACCAAGTTTGCTTCTTTCAAAAAATATATCAAGTTTTTCTCTTAATGAATCTACTGCACCAGCTAAACCAGTTGCGGCTTTAACACCAGCACCACCTACTTGTTCATCTAATGCGTCTAAAATAATTCTTTGTGCTTCTGCTTTCCTACCTGTCATAGTAAGAACTTTAATCATTTCTTTTTGTGCATCTGTAAAAGAAACACCTACTCTTCTTAATGCACCTAAACCAAGGATTGGATCTTCAAGTGCTTTACCTAATTGAGTAGCACCCATTTTTAAATCTCCAAAACCTACTTCTGCTAAATCTTGTGCTAATCTTAATGCGTCTTTAAAGGTTTCTCCAGTTATAGATTTAAAGGTAAGCATTATACCTGCCGCATCTCTAACTTTTGAAGTAGATGCCAAAGTTGCAACACCTATTTCAGTAGATAAATTTTCTATTTCACTTAAACTTAATCCTGCCGCATTACCTGTTGCTTTTAAGATACCCTCTAATTTAAGCATCTGCGTTTGAACAGCAGTAACATTTCTAATTAATTTGGTAAGTGCAAATCCAACAGCAACAAATGCACCTGTCATAGCCAGTCCTTTTAGACTAACTCTACCCATTATTGCACCGATAGCATTTAAACGACCAGCTACTGGACCAAGTGGACCTTGAACTGCCGCAATAGAACCTGCGACATCTCTCATTTTAGCTTGTAAATTAGATGCACCTTTACCAGTCTTAAGAGCAGATTTATCTACTTTTTTTAAACTTGTAGATGCTTTTTCTAAAGAAGTTTTAAACTTCTGTGCGTTTGCTATAAGTTCTACTCTGATTGTTGCTAAATTTGATGCCATAATATTAATCTGGGAACTGTCGCATTAGTTCTTCCATTTCTTTTCTTTGTGTTGGTTCTGAATTAGTTTTGCCATTCTTTAAATGATAACCATTCAAAGCTGACATAAATTCTGTTATTGATAAATCCCAAAAAACTTTAGGGGAGAATCTTAATACACCAAGACCTATTTCTAGGTATTGCTGGATTGGGTATTTTGTTGCTCGTTCTCCCCCTGTACTAA